TTATGTTTTTTATTTAATTATATTTAAATATTTTTTCCAATATGTTTTTGCATTATTTTTTTTTTTTCTAGGACCAGTTGGATGAAGCACAAATTTTTTAACATAAGAAACATACGGTTTAATTGCATTAATTCCTCTTCCTAATCTAGATAAAGTTTTAGAACCAACACCCCCATAGTACTCCATAACTTCATTTGTATCTACGAAATTAGTTGGTGTGATATATGGTTCAGGTTCACTTGGTTGTTGTTGTAATTCATTAGTAAATTCACTATAATCATCTATATTATCAAAGTTATTTATATTTGATACTAGTATATTTAACTCCTGATAAATATTTTCATTATTAAATTGTTGAATTAATTGATATAATTCTGGATTATCTATTAAAGATTGATTTAATTCTTCTGATTGAATATATCTATATAATTGTTCTACATTAGTATTTGATATGGTATTCATGATATTAGAAATATCATTTAAAATATAATATTGAATAAAAAATGGATATGAAGTATTTGAACCACCTTGTTCAAATGATCTTATATATACATTTGCTATTAATGTTGATATTTTCATAAATATAAATAAATCACCTAATCCTTCACCATCTAGACCACCTGATAATGCCATTTCCATATCTGTAAATGGAAAAAAATATAATATTATATTAATTATTATCGATAAAACTTGAGTTATTGATTTAACATATAATAATAAGTTTGTTTCTTCTTTTTCTATTTGTTGACTTATACTAATTGTCATTGGATTAATATATTGATTTATCATAATATCAATCATATTATTCAATTGAAAATAATCATTTATATTGTAAATATAATCATCTGTAAATAAACTAGATATAATTGATTGTTTTATTTGTTCATCTAGTATAGGTAATAAATTTAATTGAATACTAATATATGTTATATCAATATTTCTTATATTATTTATATTATCAATTTCATCCTTAGATCTAATTTCATTATTAATTGATTTAAATAACTCATTCAATTTTTCTTGAAATGATTCTTTATTTAAACCATCTTCTTCTTCACAGTCATCTTCATCTTCTTCATTACACCCCCCACCAATTAATCCAATTGCTTTCATAGCATCTGATGCTCTATCAATATCCCAAAAATCATGTATTTGATCTGCTATTATTGTTAATAAATATATTGTATAATTTAATTCATCTGTAAATATACTTACTTCTTTATTAGATGCTGCCATTTTATAATACTATAATATATAATATATTTAAAAATAATTTATAATATATATATAATATATATATTATAATGGATCCCAAAGAAATAAATAAAACTAATTTTTGTGGGAAACAAGTTGATAATATTATTTCAAATGATATGAAAAAATATATTATTGATGATATGAAATTAAGAACTTCTTTAACACCTTCTTCACGTTATGCAAAAATTTATAATGAAGCTTATAAAAAAAATTTCAATAATCCTCATATATTATGTTTAAAAACTTATGGATCTCCATATTTTTTATACATGACATTAATAAATGGATTTAAATATACATTATTAATTGATAAAAAAGTTAAAAAGGGATATGATTATCCTAAAATGTTTATTGTGCCATATAGTTTTAATGAAGAGTTATATGGAGGTAGTTTATTTGAAACTGAATTATTAAGAGATAATGATAATAAATGGTTTTTATTATTAGGTGATATTTATTATTATAAAGGGAAAAAAACAAATGATATTAATATTATTGATAGAATTAAATTATTAAATAATATACTAGATAAAGATTTTATTGAAGATAAGGAAGATATATGTCAATTAGAAATTAAAAAATATTTTGATATAGTAGATAAAGATAAAGTATTTAATGATTTTATTCCAAATTTAAATTATAAAACAAGAGGATTATATTTTATACCAATTAATATTAATTATTCTAATGTATTGTATATGTTTAATGAATTAGAACTTAAAAAAATATATGAATCTAAAATAACAAATAATATTAAATTTTTAAATTTTAAAATTACAAAAACAATGAAACCTGAAATATATGAATTATATTTGAAAGATAAAGATACAATCACAAAAGTAGATACAGCTCATATATCAAATATTAAAAATAGTGAATATATTAATAATTTATTTCATAAAAGTAATGAAGATGAAGATATAATTGTATATTGTGAATATAATACATTTTTTAAAAAATGGTCACCAATTAAAAAAACAGAAAAATTAATACATCATATTAATGATTTAACATTAATAAATTAATGTTTTTTATATGTTTCATTAATAAAATCAAAGTCTGATAAATCAATATCGAAATTTTTTCTTTCTTCTTCTTTTTCTTCTTTATAAAATTTTTTAGTGTGTTTTACTTTACATGGTTTTTCTTTACACGGTTTACAAGGGGATTCTTTATTTTTTCTACAAGGTTTACTGGGTTTTTTTCTACATGGTTTACATGATAATTCTTCGCAAGATGATTCTTCGCAAGATGATTCTTCGCATGATGATTCTTCGCAAAATGATTCTTCGCAAGATGATTCTTCGCAAGATGATTCTTCGCATGATGGTTTTTTACATGGTTTTTTACATGGTTTTTTACATGGTTTACATGGTTTTTTACATGGTTTACATGGTTTTTTACATGGTTTACATGGTTTTTTACAAGGTTTTTTTATTTCACAAATTTCAGTTGAAGTATTCTTATCATCAACATAATATTGTCCCATCATCATCATATCATGATGTAGTAAAAAATGACAGTGAAACATATAACCTAATTGATTGTTATCATTGCTACTATAATTAGAAAATTTAGTAAAAAATGATATATTAGTTAATGGACTAATTGAATAATTATCAATACTACCAAAATTATTATTGTAGATATTTTGAATAGATGTATATTCTGGATTTATTATAATAAATCCACTTGTTAAATGAAAATGTAATGGGTGACAATCATAATTTATATTATCCAAGTTAGTATATTTCCATATTTCTGTATCATTTTTTTCAACTGTAAAATTCATTACATTTTCATTGTGTATTTTAAATGGATTACCACGATGTTCATCATTATGATCTAACTCTAATATTACATTAGGGTGCATCATATTTAATTTTCTAGAATGGGACATTTCATGTTTATTATGTGGAGAACATTTACAGGGAGAACATGTACAATTATCACAATGACAATGTGGATTTTTACATTTTCTAGAATGGGACATTTCATGTTTATTATGTGATATATGAACATTTCCACCATTATAACAATCAATAATTTCATTATTTTTTTTACATTTTTTTTCAAGTTTATTTAATCCCATCATTAACTCATATTTTTTATTTTTTTTAGGTTTATTATCCATAACCATAAATTCAATCCCTAAAAATTGCATTATACTTACATTTCCCTCTATTATATATTTTTTATCATTTGAATTATTTTTTAAACATATTTCAACTATTTTTATATCTTTTTTAGTTTTACAATTACAAAAATCTTCTTTATAATCTTTTCTATAACCATTTATATCACTATATGTTTTTCTGTAATCATATTCTAAATCTATACATTTTTCTTTAAATTTATAATTTATTAATCTTTTTAATTCGGATATATTTAATGGTAAACATGTAACATCGAATATAATTTCATGGTGTTTTATATTATCAATATGATTATAGTCAATTTCATGTCCACATACACAACAGTTTTTATTATTAAAATAATTTCCCCAATGATCATTTGGATTACAATCAGTACATTCTCTATAGCAGTTATTATTATTACAACCACAACATATTATTGGTTTTAATTTTGGTTTTTTACATATTTCAGTAATATGTAATATGTTATTTGGTTCTAAATTATGATATTTATTACAATTTAAAAATTTAAATAATAAACTTGGCATATCATTTTCATTAAACCATGATTGTGAAAATACTTCCATTTGACCATTGAAATAAAAATTTCTAATTTTATTATTACATAATAAAATTTTTTTGTTAGGCCAATTATAATAATATTCTTCTTTATCAATTGTAGTAATATGATAAATCGGTTTAATTACACAATCAATATTATTTATTTTAGAACATTTTTGCAATTTAAAATTACAACATATATTATAAGGCAAATCATTACATGATTTACCTTCTCTACTATTATTAAGTAATTTTAAAAATTTATATTTACATTCTAAATCATCAAAAATATTTTTAGTATTATCTATAATTGAATTTATATGACATCCAGTATATATTGATAAATTTTGAATATCTTTTAAATTTTTTTTTAAATAATAAGATTTAATTTCACCTATATCAAAATCAAATAATACTAATGAAATATTTTTATTACATTTTAAGTCTACTAATATTTCTACTCTATCCAAATTTACTAATGAAACCATTTTAGTAAGATATGGTTTAACAAATCCACAACCTTGACTTATAACATAAAAATCTATAAATTTACAAGTATCATTATTAATAATACCATAATGATGTCTTCTATATTTATTTTCACTAGATGTTAATCTTAACCTTAATAAATTATTACAAACTTTATATAATTTAGTATCAACTTCAAACGTATTACATTGTTTATTTAATATATCACTAATATCACATATATTATCATCTATTTTTGATTTAAGAGGTGTATATTTTCCAATTAAATTACCATTAAAATTAATAACTGCATTATTATTAGATTTTCTATTATATAAATTATCTGAATTATAATATCCTTCTTTATCAAATAAAATAGAATTTGTTACAAAAATAAAATCATTTTCATTAATTGTAAAGTATTTATCAATATAATCTGAATATTTATCTTTAATTATATAAGGAATATATAAATTACTATAAATAGATGATGAACTAGTACCATGTTCATGAGAATGCCATAAACTAAACATAGAATTATTAAGTATTTTAAATTTAGGATTAACACTTTCACCATTTATTGTATTTTTACCAAATTCTAAAATATTACTAGCACCATCAACATATGTACTACAATTTAATCCATGAGGATGTATATTAAATGTATTATGAGTTTCATTAATAAATGTATGTGAATAATCATTATGTTTTCTATATACTATTAAAGGAAAACCTAAATCATTTTTTATTTCTTGATGTAAAGTCACTACAACAGAACCATATATAATAATATTACCAGATATATTTGTTAATTTTTTATCAGATACAGTTATTGGTTTTTTATAAAAATCTATTGATCCATTATTTATATATATATCTGTATCAATTATTTTCTTAGATGATTTTGATATATCAATATATAACTTACTGCATTTAAAATCCATATATAATATATTATATATAATAATAATAAAAATATATGAACAATTTTAAAAATGTTGGTTATTTTGAAAGAGTTAATAGTATTATTGATAATTTAAAATTAAAGAATGATTATGATACAGAAATTATTAAAAACAGATTTTTATATGAAGTTTTATTATATGAAGATAAAAGAGATAGTACAAAAAAATATTATAATAGATTTAGATTTATAGTTACACTTGGATCATTATTTCTACCAGCTATATTATCTATTGGACAAATGGATCCTAATAAATTACCTAAAAATTTTGATGCAATAAGTTATTGGGCTTCGTGGACAATATCTTTAACAGTAACAGCATGTAATGGATTCCTCCAATTATTTTCATTAGATAAAAATTATTTTACATATTCTATTGTAACTGAACAATTAAAAACTGAGGGTTGGCAATATTTCCAATTATCAGGTAAATATGAAGATAGTCCATCACATGAAGCAGCTTTTAAAATATTTTGTAAATCAATTGAAAATATTAAAAGAAAACAAATTGAACAAGAATTTAGTGGTGGTAAAGCTGGAGATAAGAAAAAATCATTTGATTTTAAAAAAGAATTGAATAATACTCTTCCAACACAATATAATAATAGTAATAGTAATAGTAATAGTAATAGTAATAGTAATAGTAATAGTAATAGTAATAGTAATAGTAATAGTAATAGTAATAGTAATAGTAATAGTAATAGTAATAGTAATAGTAATAGTAATAGTAATATTATGAATAATAAATTAGACTTATTAAATATGGTGGCTAATATGGGTAATATTAAAGAAGTATTAACAGAAAAAATTAATGATACAAAAGAAACTATAGTTGAAACAGCAACTGATACTATTAATGAAACAACTGATAGTACAATACAATCGATTACAAATATACAAGAAGTTGTTTTAGATAATATAAATAAAGCTAAACCATAAATTTGATTTTAATTATATATTAATATTTTAAAAATATGTTTTATATAATTGATCCAAAATGTTGTAATAAAGTATATGATAATGAAGATTTTGATATACATTTATTAAAATTTAAAACAAAAGAAGCTGCAGATATATATTTAAAATATAGTATTAATGAAATACAAACAAAAATAGATATAAGTAAAAAAATAGAAAAAGAATATAAAGATGAATGTAATTTAAATGTATTTACAGATGGAGCATGTTCAAATAATGGGAAAAATAAAGCAAAAGCGGGTATAGGTGTATATTTTGGTGATAATGATAAAAGAAATATATCTAAAATATGTAAAGGTAATCAAACTAATAATAATGCAGAATTAACTGCTATATTAGAAGCAATTAATATATGTAAAAATATAAATAAAAATGTAATAATATATACAGATTCAAAATATTCTATTAATTGTTATACTGAATGGTCAAGTGAGTGGATTAAAAATAATTGGAAAATGAAAAATAATAAAATACCAGAAAATATAGATGTTATTAAAAAAGGTTATACTTTACTTCAAGAAAATAAAAATATAAGTTTAAAATATATTAAAGCACATACTAATTTAATGGATAAATATTCAATTGGAAATAGAAAAGCAGATAAATTAGCAACAGATTCTATTAAATAAATTTATAATAAACATTTATCAGTTGTAATAATTTCATCGGGTTCTTTCTTAAATTTTCTTTTTTTACTGTTATTTATTCTATTAATAATATCTGTTTTATCATTTATTTTATAATATTCAACTTCTTCCCAAAATTTTTGTATTTCTTCCATTGTTCTTAACCACCAATTTCTATCTCTTTTAACTAAGGTACATTCATATCTTTCAATTTTCCACCATTTAGATTCGATAAATTTATGATTATTATTTATAATCCAATTTTTTTGTTCATTGATCCATTTAACATAATTATCATAAGATAATTCTAATTCAGGATATAAATAATTATATGATAATGAATTATTTTTTTGATATGTTACAGTACAACCTTTTGGTAAATCATTAGCAGTATATCCTTCTTTAATATTATTTTTATATATAAATTTATCATTAATATAATCATTTATATTATCATATTCTAATAATTTAACTTGTAAGAAATCACATTCTTCTAAATTACAACATTCAAGTTGTCCTTGCATTTGAAAACCATAGTGTCCAGGAACAGTTTTAGTAAATTTTCTCTTAGGCGGACACTTTATTTCTAGCATTCTTCCAATGTAATTATCTGGAGATTCATTTGAACATATTCCATCAGGTGAAGCACCAAAAATTTTAAAATTAGGATGAGGAATTAATCCAAATTCTAAAATTTTAACATTATTAATTAATTCATAAAATTTAGTAGCAATTTCTTCATATTTAACTCCCCATTCTGTTATTTCATTTGATTCATATGGTTTTTCAATTGGATCAGATTTATCAATTATTAATTCATCACGACTTTTAAAATGACAATGACCAAGAGCACTTGCTAAACTACTAGCTGTAAGTAAACCTCTACGTAAATCAAACCATTCTTTTGATCTTTGTTCAGGTAATTCTAATTTTTGTAATTCTTCAACAATATTTTTAAGTTTAGTAATTTTGTGATGATTTATTATAATATCATTAACTAATTTTTTAATAATTTCATTTATCATGTATTTCTCATTATGATCTATAACATTATGAATTGTAATGACACTATAATTAATATCATTTATTATAATATTTATTTTATCTATTTCATCAATATTATCTATAATACAATTATTATAAAAATTACTATTAATATAATTTTTAATAAAATCATTATAAGTATATCCTTTTAGATCCATTTTATATATATATATTATTTATATCTTAAATAAATAATAAATATATATTCAAATTATTATTTATTTAAATTAATTTGAAAAATATAAATAAATAATATTCAATTAAAATTGTTATTTAAAATATGTTATCTTTTAAGTCTGTCATAGAAAAAAAATATGATGATTCGATATCATCATATAAATGTAATACATGTAACTTAGATAAAAGAAATAAAGCATGGGCTGTATATTATAATGAATGTACTAAATGTAATGTAAATGTTTGTTCATATTTATGTTTTAAAAAAGAAATAGTTAATTATGAAAATGTTTGGAAAAATTTAGTAAATAAAGAAGATTTTAATATGTTATATCCAATAATTAATTTATCTAGTAAAAAATTTGTTATAAAATCAGAAGAAGAAATAAATAATATGAATACAATTGAAAGAGAAAAATATAATAAAGATTTAACAAAATTTTATGATGAAAATCCACAAAGAGCCCAAATGTTATATAATATTCAGAAAAATATAGATATTCAAAATAATTTTGAAAGAAATATTGAATTAAATAATATGTCTTCTTCAGATGAAGAACAATTTGATGATTATTAAGTTTAATATCTTAATATTATTTATATTATTTATTTATAAATAATGATTGAATTAAATGAAGAAAATGATAAAATTATTGAAATTATAGATAAAAATCACAAAGAAAAAGTTTTATCTTTTTTTTATTTTACAGCTAGTTGGTGTGGACCATGTAAAAAAATAGCACCTACAATCGAAAAATTATCACAAAAATTAAAAGAAAATAATAAGAATGTAATAATTTACAAAATAGATATTGATAATAATGAAGAATTTGCAGTAAAATGTAATATTCGTTCTGTACCAACATTTTTAATTATAGATGGCCCTAAATTATTATCTGGATGTTCTGGTATAGATTTTCAAACAATATCAAATATGTTAATAGAAGTATATAATAAATATAATTCAATTGAAGTAGAAAAAGTAGAAGAAGTAGAAGTAAAAGTAGATGTAGAAGGGGGAGTAGAAGTAGAAGTGGATGTAGAAGGGGAAATAGAAGTAGAAGTGGATGTAGAAGGGGAAATAGAAGCGGAAGTAGAATTAGAAGATTTAGATGAATCTATAGTATTAGAAGAAGATATATTAAATAATTAAATAATATAAAGATAATTACAATTATATAATTAATATGGAAGATATAAAAGATAAAGAAAATATTTGTAATTTATCATTTGAAGATTTAAATATAAATGATGAATTATTAAGAGGCATTTATTCATATGGATTTGAAAAACCATCAAGTATACAACATAAAGGAATACCATATATTGTTGAAGGCAAAGATTTAATAGCACAATCTCAATCAGGAACGGGTAAAACAGGATCATTTACAATAGGTATATTAAATAAAATTGATACATCTATTAAGAAAACACAATATATTGTTATAGCCCCAACACATGAATTGGCAAATCAAATATATAATGTATTTGAAAATTTAAGTAGTTATATGAAAGTATCATTATGTAAAGTAGTAGGTAAAACAAATATGCAAAAATCAATAAGTGAACTACAAAAAGATCCACAGATTATAATTGGTACACCAGGTAGAATATTAGATATGATTAATCGTAAACATTTATTTACAGATTCAATAAAAACACTTGTATTAGATGAAGCAGATGAAATATTATCAAGTGGATTTTTAGATAATATTTATAATATTATTCAAACAATTCCAAAATCTACGCAGATATGTTTATATAGTGCTACAATGCCACAAGAAATTTTAGATTTAACAAATCAATTTATGAATAATCCCCAAGAGATTTTAGTTCAAGCAGATTCTTTAACATTAGAAGGTATACAGCAATTTTATATTAGTTTAAAGCAATATAAATGGAAATTTGATGTATTAATAGATATTTATGATACTATAAATATTACACAATCTATTATATATGTTAATAGTAAAACAGTATTATCTAATTTATACGATAGATTAATTAGTAATGATTTCCCAGTATCACATATACATGGAGATATGGATAAATTCAATCGAGAAAAAAATTTAGATGATTTTAAATCGGGTAAGACTCGTGTATTATTATCAACTGATTTATTATCAAGGGGTATAGATATTCAGCAATTATCATTGGTTATTAATTTTGATTTACCAAGAAGTAAAGAAACATATATTCATAGAATTGGTAGAAGTGGTAGATATGGAAGAAAGGGTGTTTCAATTAATTTTGTAACCGATGAAGATACACAACATATGCATGATATTGAAAAATTTTATAATACAGAAATTAAAGAAATGCCACAAAATTTAGAAGATTATATTAATTAATATTTAAAAAAAGTGTGTGTTTATAATATATCAATTCTTTCTAATTAGAATTATATGGACAACTTAAATATATTATCAAATGACAATATACAAACAATTAATTTAGATTTAAATAATATGAATGAGAACCCCGATATTGGAATAGAAATGTTATTAAATTCTAATTCTAATTCAAGTTCAATAAATAAATCAAATGATGATAAAATAAAGAAAGAAGATATAAATTTATTTAGTGATACAGCTGCGAGTGATGATAATAAAAACATATCATTTGATAATGATATATTACCAAATGATCCTATATTATCAAGAGAAGGGTTAAATAATGATGATGATTCTGAGTTTAAGCCTATATACAAAATGAATCCACAAGAAATTAAAAATGAAAAAATTGATTTAATATATAAATTTAAAAGACTGGAAAATCAAGGAATTAAAGCCACAATGAATTATAATATGAATTCTCAGTTAGATGATATGAGAAATGAATATATTAAATTAAAAAAACAAAGAGAAACAGAAAATGCTATTAAATTTCAAAGAAAAATGTTAATGGCGTGTATTACGGGAATAGAATTTTTAAATGGAAAATTCGATCCATTTGCAGTTAAGTTAGATGGGTGGTCAGAGAGTATGAATGAAGGAATAGATGATTATGATGAAGTATTTGAAGAATTACATGAAAAATACGGAGGAAAAGGTGAAATGGCTCCAGAGTTAAGGTTAATATTTATGATTGCTGGAAGTGCTTTTATGTTTCATTTAACAAATACAATGTTTAAGACAAGTTTACCAGGTATGGATGATATATTAAAACAAAATCCAGAATTGATGCAACAATTTGCTTCGGCTGCTATAAATACACCAAAATCATCAAATAGTTCAGTGAATAGAGAACCACAGCCAACAACAAGAGATACAAGACCACCACCACAACCAATGAATATGGGTGGTCCATTAGGTGGTATAATGGGTGGTTTAATGAGTAATATAATGGGAACAGGACCATCAAAATCACAACAACCACAAGCCAATTCAATTGGAGGTGATCCAATATCTAGTATGATGAATGGAATGATGGGTAATATGATGGGTGGTGGTTCAATGGGTGGACAACCTAAAAGAACTAGAAAAGCACCAGAAAAATCATCAAATGATATAGATGATATAATAAATAATATGAATATTGATCCTTCAAATATAGATTTAGATTCGATATCAATTATAAGTGGTGACTCGGATAATGGTGGATTAACATTAAATATTTAATAAAGATTATTTATTTTTTTTGTTAAATTATTTAAGTCATCTTTAATTTCTTTAATATCATCTATATCATTTATATTATCTTCATAGATTTGTTCATCATCATCATTTGTAAATAAATCGCTAATAAATAATATAAAAATAATTGTAAGTGTAATTGATGCTAATAAATCTCGAGTAGCTACAAAAAAAGCACAAAATATAATTATTCTTCTAAATACTTTACTATTAATATATTTTCTTTGATTAGGCGATAATTCTTCTATTATAAATCTAGCACCAATATTTATTAAAATCATAACAATACCAAGAAAGTATTTATTTTCAGAAATATCATTTAATAATTTAATATCTTTCATTTATATTAAATTATATTTTTTTTATATAATAATTTAATATGAGTAGTTTAGGATTTTGTAATTTAAATGAAGCATTTAATTCAAATAATATAAATGTTGGTAAAAAGAGAAAAAATTCAAAAAATTCAAAAAATAAAAAAGAACCACAAGTATTAAATGGTATGCCTGGAACTTTAAATGGAACATATATCGACACTAGTAATGTAGCACCCATTAATATTGAAGGAACAACATCAACAATACCAGCAAGTATACCTATTTCTAATAATGAATTTAAATCTGATTCAGAATTTAATAATATAAGAAAAGATTCTATATTAGTTTCGGGTGAAAGTGAATTAAATACAAGTGGTGTACCTAATTTATTAAATAATAATAATTCTGAATGTTATAAACAAATTAAATCATTAAATAAAGAAATTGAAACTTTAAAGGATTTAGTTTCTAATTTATCAAATAATAAAAATAATATTATTGAAACATTTGCAAATAATAAACCATTATTCAAATTCGATAATCACCAATTTAATGAATTATTATTATTTATATTTGCTGGTATATTTATAATATTATTATTTGATTATATTTACAAATTAGGAAAAAAATCATATTAAAAAAAATCTAAGTTATAACATATAAATGAACAATAATACTACTAACAGTAAATTTTGTATATTAGAACCAAATCAAGTTGTAATTACTAATGGAACAATGAAAAATGAATGTAAAATCACCAATAAAGTTGAAATTGTTCAAAATTTATGGAATTACAATCATGTATATCAAAATCAAGTATTAAGTAGATACCCATATGTTGGAGTTATTCCACAAGGACCAGCTACTGGTTCATGGCCCTGTAGAAATGGTAATTCTAATTATTTTTCTAAAGATAATCCAGTAATACCTGAACAATTCCGTAACATTGATTTATTAAGTTTACCACCCAATTAATTTCTATAAATTTTTAAATAATATATTAATATATATATAATGGACTTTAAAACTATTGGTTATGTTGTATTAATAGTTGTTGTAATATTAGTAGTTGTTAAAACTATAAAAAACAAATCTGTTAAAAAAATGTATTATAAGTTAACTAATAAAAAAGTAACAGAATATGAAACAATTGATGGTGCTTCTGTATCTGAAGTAACATATAAATTAGTAAACAATAAACCCACTATAAATATTATAAGAGATAATGGTGATATTGTATCTGGCGATAATACAATATATTATGAACCTAAATATATTTTAAAAGATAATATGATGGCAAATGATATTAATTCAACTGAATTTACATCTGCTCAAATCCCAAATGATATTCCTGATAAAGCATGGACAGATTATAGAGTAAGTCAAAATCCATCTTTTTATACTAATAATTTACAAGATGAAAAAACTAATTTAAAATTATTTTTTGATGAACAATCTAGATATCATAATACTCCCGAAGAAAGTTATTATTTTAATAATATTAAGAGAATGCCAATACCCGCGTGTTATATTGGAAAAAATAATGTAAATGTTTGTAATTTTAATAATAAATTACAAAGGATTCCATTGAATTTATCTAATTTATCATATAATGATTTATATTATCCCCAATCTGAAAGTGATATTATAGAAAATGTTGAATTTATTAATGATGAATTTTATGATGGACCTGTTATGCCTGCATCTGATATTTTTTCAAGATAAATACATTTATTATTAATATCCATATTATAATTTTCACACCATTTTATAGATAAATCTATTTGTGTTTGTGATGGTTTAAGTTTAATACATTTATCATCTATTTTTTTTAATATTTTTTTAATATTATTTATTTGATTATCAATAAATTTAATATTATAATTAGTTATATCATTCAAAAAATCTTTTGGTATATCTATAATCATATTATGTTTATTATCAAAAAAATATTTCATGATTTTAATTACACTTGAATTTTTACTATAATTTTTACATATTATATATTTTTCTGAATTTGTATTTCGACTTGTATATGGTTTATGTATAGAGACATTTTCATATGATTGATATAATATATATATTAATTGTATTGTTTTATAATGTGATATATCAAATATTTTTATAATCATTGATCCGCCTTCTTTTTGTATATGTAATCCTAATATAATTTCTGAATATATTAATTCATATGATAATAATTCTTGATTATTATAATCATTGGAATAATCTATACCACCATCACATGTAACTAATCCTTGAGTAGATTCGCCAATGTTTTCTATAATTGATTTAATATTATTCATATTACAAATATCACCTGTATCTTCTATTCCATAAATAATATTTATTATATTATTATTTTTAATTAAAGGATGCCAATCTGGTATATTTTTATTATTTGATTTTAAAGTTAATCCATTTATATTATTTATTTCTATATTCATTTTATTATAATTATATAAAATTGATTGTATAAATCCACCTGGACCTTCTGCTATTGATGTTATATCATTATCTTTAATTAATTTATAATCAATTAAAATTTCATGTAATTTATAAAAAGCTCTACTAATTGATTTATCATATTTACATATGTTTTTCTTCTTTGATTTACAAAAATATATATATTCATAATCATTAAATACTTTTTTACTTTTTTCCCATTTATCACTATAATTATCTATTCTTAATTTTGTATTTTCTAATTCTTTATGTTTTTTTTCATTAATTATATAATCTTTAATTTTTTTTGAAACTATTTTTTTTTCATAAATATTTTGTATTAAATATGATTTCATAAATATATTAAGTGAATAATTTTTAAACCCTTTTAATCAAATATATCTATGCTACATATAGACATCCTCATTGTTTTATAAATATAACTATTTTTATTTATATGACTAAATCTATTATTATTATTATTTATTTTTTTTAAACTTTTAAGATATTCTAAATACTCTTTCATATTTTTAATTTTAATATTATAATTCATTATTGATAATGTTTTATTTATATTTTGAAATAATTCTGCTTTAATTATATAATATGATAATATATTTGTATATTTATTAATATCTACTATTTCTTTATTATTTGTTCTTGAAATATATAATACTTTTTGTGCTTGAAATGTAATAAAATATATTTCAAGATAAATGACTTTTATAAAAAAATCATATGAATTATTTAATATTTTACTACATAAAAATATATTTATTAATATTGCCCAAAAATCAACATATGATTCAAATGAATTAATTTTATTTGAACTTATATTATATTTATTTTTATAATTATTTATAATATCTATTGTATCATTTCTATAATCTAAATTCATATGATGAATCAATTCGTGTATTGTTGTTTTTAATAATTCTTCTTTTCTCCATATTTGTATATTATCTATAGATGATGACCCTGTATTAACATTATTTGGATTTAATATAATATTTCTTTTATCTTTTATCTTTTTTTCATTTTCTGTTAAATAATAAATTATATTTATATTTTTATCATAATTAGATAAATTATACATAAATTGTATATATTTTAAAATAATTTTAATTGCTTTTTCTATATTTTCTTCATTATGGTAAATAATTATATTTACTAAATTATTATTTATTTTACTATTAATACTATGACAATTTTTTAATTTATGTATAGATTTTTTTATTTCATTTGATATATATGAATTATTTAAATCATTATAATTATTACATTCAATAATACTATATTCAACATCATTTGAACTATATTTTGATTCAAAATAATTATATATTTTTTTTATACTATTATTACTTTTTTTTATATTTGCTTTTCCTAAACAATAATTTATTAAATCAATTGAATTATTTGTTAAAGTTATCATTAATACTAATATTATTTATATTTTAATTATATTAAGTAATTCAATTAATAAATATTCGATATGTATCATTTTATAATATGATTTATTGTATTTATATTCACTATCTGCTATTAAATTTACTATTTTATATTTTTTATTAATTGTTAATTTATAATTATTTAATAATATATTTAATAATTCTTTATAAAATATAATAATAGGAATTCCAATTGTTAATAAATAATATGATATTTTTTTAATATTTTCAATTGTTTTCTTTTTTTCATAATTATTAATTATTGAAATATGTATAAAATTAATAATATTAGTTATGATATTTTTATTTTCTTTTAAATTTATATCATTATTTTTAAAATATATTATATCATTTATATTATAATTTTTATAGTATTGAAAATTATCTATATTTATATTTATTTTATTTTTTTTTATAGTTACCCATTTTTGATAATTATTTGTTTTTGGTATTCTTAAACATAATAATCTACTTTTAATTGGTGATATTACTTTCGATATATTTAATGTTATTAATATAAATGTTATATGTGTATTTTTTTCAATAAAAACTTTTAATATATTTTGTATAGATGTATTTAAAAAATGATAGTTATTAAAAATAATTATTTTTTTTAGATTTAAAAATAAATTATCTGAACGACAAATATCATTTATTAATTCAAGCCATATTTCTTTATTTTTGTATTTAATTTTTTTTAAGTTAAATTCATAATATATATTATTTTTAATATAATCTAAACCTTTGTAATTTATTATTGTATTTTTATTAATTTTATATAATTTATTTAAATTTTCAATAATTATATCATGACTAATATTATCCCCAAATAAGCAAATATTTGGATGATTTTTATTTTTTAATAATTTAAATAAATTATTTTTAACTTTATCTATATACATAATATTATATACAAAGTTATGTTTATATCTTTATTTTTATAAATAAAATAAATTAAGATAATAAGTAAAAAATATGTTTTTAATAGTAAAAGATAATAAATTTAATACAGATAATATAGAAATAACATTGCATAATATTTACAATTTTTATCATATTTTTTATAAAAATAATTATATAAAATTAAGTGGTATTCCAATTAGTATTAAATATAATAAAATAATTGAAAAAAATAATAGATATTTCATATATTTTGATAAAGATAATGATGTAATAGAAAAAATAAATATGTGGTTAAATTCAAAAATAGAAAATTTTCATTTTATTAGATATGACATAAATAATAATAAAAAATATATAATTGCTAATTATTATATGAGTAATTTGGATACAAAATCTAATAATAATATTATTGATTTAATTATATATAAAATTAAGTATATAAAAGGAAAATATATTCCTATCATAAATATAATATGAGTAATTTAATTAAAAAAATTGAAGATAAAAATTTTTATTATTTATTATCTAATCCAGATAATATTATAAATAAAGATATAAAAATTGAACGTAATTTTTTAAAAGAATATATTATAAAAAAATTTGATTTATATAATGAATTTATTTTAAAAATATTATATGAAGATGTATCGAATTATATAGATAATATTGATATTGATTTAATTATTATTAAAAATATATTAAACGAAATAATTGATAATATTATATGAATAAATTAATTGAAGACTCATTTAAAAAATCAATAAAATGTGATATTATTAAAGAATTATTAAATAAATATGATACATTAGAATTAAATATGAATTATATTACATATAAAAAATTTATTATAAATAGAGTTAATATATATTCTGAACATCCTAATTTTATAATTAGAGATACAAATGTTAATAAATATGTTAGTAGAAAAATGACAAAAAATAAAAAAAATAAATGTATAGCTAGATTATGGAATAATTCATGTGGTGGTCAATGTTCACATATATCTATTAGTAATAATCTTTGTATAAAACATAATAATATGATCAAAAAATATAATAAATTAAGATTTAATACAATGAATGAAGAATATCCTAAAAATGATAATATAAATGGTAATAAATTAGAATGGAATATTTAATTTCACTTTTAATAATTCATTATATAAATAATTGCTATCTTTAATTAATTTATCTATAATTATACTTTGTTCTTTTATCTTTTTTTTATTATTTTTAATTTCTAATTTATTATTTTCTATTATTTTTTGTAATTTAGAACCATCTAATACTAAAAAATTAATTAAGTCATCTTTATTATATTTACTTTTCTCTATTTTTTTCTGCATTTATTTTAACAATACTCTTAAATATAGTATTATTTGTAATATCTTCTTTATATATAGTTATACTTTTATCTTTTGTATCTAAAATAGATTTACCTATTATAATATTATCCTTATAATATTCTGTAGTACTAGACATTCTTATTTACTATATTAAATATAATTTATATCAAATTTTATAAAGATAACATATATTCATCTAATGTTGTTTTAATTATTTCAGTTAATTCTTTACTGTCTAGATTATTAATATGATATTTTTTACTAAGTATATAAGTATTTGTCATTACTTCTGTTTTAAATTGAATTATTTGTAATTTTTCAGATAATTCTTTATTCTCAACAATACTCTTAGGGGATAGAGTATCAATTAACGATATTTCAATTAAATCATTTATATTAACATCTGTTATAAACCAATCCCAATCTTTTTTCCTAGTTTCTTTCCATTGTAAATATCTTATATTTTCATTTTTTGTTCCAGATACATTAATTGGACTAGATGTATCACATATATTAAAACATTTATGATAAATATCACCAGTATTTTTATTAACAAATATTTCACTATTATCTATTAATTCACCATCTGAACAATTTGTTAATGGTTCACATGGTAAACCTGTTTGAACATTTAAATTATTATATACAACAATTCCATTCTTTTTAAAAAAACTACAATATGTGTAATTATTCATAAAGTATTAATTAATTAATATAATATAATATTTTATATTTCAAATTATTTATATTATGAATCATCTTGTTTTGTATAACTTTCAATAAATTCTTTATTTGGATATTTAAATTCTCTAACAGTTATATCTGAATCACTTTGGCTATAATCAGTACTATCAGATGTACTAGCTCTTTGAAATAATCCAGAATTTGATGTTATTATATCATCCCTTTTAACATCTTGCCAATTTTCAAATCTTTTTTCTGTAGTATCAGCTTGACCTAGTTCACTCCATTGACATAGAGGTCCGGTATCTCTACCATATGTTTCTCTATTTTCTCCTCCTGGTGATTGTATTTTAGCACAAGATGTACCCGGATCACCATATGGTGCTAAAAAAGGTGAATATGGTGGTCTTGTAAAAGAACTACCTGTAGTGCTATTACCATCAATATTACTATATCCTAATTCCCATCCTTGTTTAGCATTATCTGTTTGATTAAACTCCCAACCTTTCCAGTTATTATTATTATCTTTTCCTCTTTGTGGAATTGAAACTGGTTCTGACCCAACAACTGCTCTATTTCTTCTAATCCCTTCATCTCTTGCATCAATTTCATTTATTACTTCTAAATTTTGAGCATTTTTAATCCAACCAATACTATCATATTTATTACAACATGAAACACAATCAGATTTTCCATTTGAATCTGTTGCTTTACACCAATCACAATCTCCATCTTTTATAATTACTGGATGTGGAAATCTTGGATCGGGACAATGGTAAGAACCTAATCCAGTAGATGAATTAGGTATACTATCTCCAACATCTGGATTATCACTACTTCTCCACCAATTACCTTGTGCTGGATTTGAATTTCCCGAATCTATAGCAGAAGAAAAAAAAGTAGAACACATACTTGAATTATCTGAATAATTTCCTCTCTTCCATGGATTTGTACAAGTTAATTCAACAGGAACAATTGGAACCCAATCAAATTCACCCTGTAATGAATCTTCAATTGTTGTAGTTCCATCATCATCATTTGGTTTTATCCATTTACCTACACCAGTAATATTTGTATCATCTACACCTGGACAGTTAGTAGTTCCATCATCATTTGTTACAGATCCTGTAATTCCTGGATTACAAAATGGACCTCTTTTTGGGGGAGTATCTGTTGCTATACCTAATCCAGCACCACCTATACATGATCCAAAATCTCTTTTTCTTAATGGTGGACTAATCCATGGATCAATTCCACCGAACTGTTCATCTAATTCTTCTTGATTTAAATTATTTATACCCCAATTTGGATTTGGATTATTTCTTTCTGGATATTCATATACTGGTAAATCAATTAATTGAGAATCAGGATCTAATACACACCAGTTTTCATATAATGGTTTTGTATCATCTTCTTCAATTAAACTTTCCATTCCTTCTTGAATACATTGACTTGGAATTTCAGCTGTTCCTTCATACCATTTACATCCTGCAACTACTGTTGATCCAGTTGAATATATTTGTTCATCAATTCCATTTATATCAGAAGCAAATCCTCTTCCACCATTTGTTAATTTTTCAGAATTATTATATGTATCTGTATCAATTATTTTATTTATCCTTAAACTAGCACTAGCATTACATAAATCTTTAATATCTGTTATTGGTTTTCCAGCGCCATCTACTGGATTAAAATCACCACCAGGGTGTATATTTACATTATTACCACTATCATCTTGAAATTGCCATTTTTTTGTTATATCATTATATTTATAATTATTAATATATTCACATGTAGCAAATTGTGCTGGGATTTTATTATATGCTCTTGAATCTTGAGCCATTACTGAATACGAATCTAAATTTCCAATATTAAGATTTGAAACACGATTATTTTGATTTAATTCTAATGGAGCACCAGTAAATTCATCTGATCCAATACTTCTAATAGTTAATGTATCATCGCTAATTGGTATTCCAGCATCATCTAATAATGGTATAGTTCCATATGGTCCTGCTTGTGTCCAATATAATTTTTTAGTGCATTCGTGTATACTTACCTCTTTTGGTGCTACAAAAGAATATTTCCATCCACATTTTGGTAAATCACAACCAGGTCCTTCTATTGTACAATCATTTTTATTTAATGATTGTTCTTCATAAGTATCATTTATATCGTCTTCTTCTTGTTCTATAATTTCATCATCTTCTTCTTCGTCATTATCATTTACAAATGTTTCTAATACTGTATCACCTCCTTGACCCCATATATTATCCATGGGCATATCTTCATCTATTGTTGCTTTTTGTAATCTTTTAATTTGTGAAGTTGATGTATTTTTCTTTAATGGTCTATTATTAGATGATTTTTTATTTTTTTTTAATACGTTTTTTAATGATTTTTTTTCTTTTTCAGTTAATTCTATATCTTCATTTAAATAAAAACTATTTATTATATCTTGTTGTTTATTTATTAAAATATCATTAATACTTCTAGGCTTAAATTGTTTAATATTTTGTGTATAACCTTCATCTATTCCATATTTTTTATATTCATCTAATTTTCTTAGTATTATGTTTTTTTTAAGATTAAAATTAGAATTATTAGTATCTTCGTAACTTAAATTAAGATATTTTTCACATGATTTAATATTTTTAAATTTTTCTGTATCTTCTTCTCCGTCTTCTTTATCTTTAACATGATCATCATATCTATCATAATTTTTTTCATCTAATAATAATAAACATCTATTAAACCAATCTGTATTTATATTTGTAGATTCATCTTTATCTATACAATTAAAACCAATATATTGTTCTTCTGCCATTGTATTCCATTGTGAATTGTAGTTTGGTTTTCCATCAAATCTACCATCAGTATTTAAATTAGAATAATCCCCTTGAGCATTTTCATAAATATTATTTATTATTGATGTTCTTTCCAAACCACATGATTTATTATTACAATTTAAAGCTGGCGCACATCCATGAATATTTGGACTACATTCAAATGTATCAGGATTACATAATATAGTTGTTTTATTTGTTCCATTTATTTCTGGACTTTTCCATTGAAAATCATCTTCTATATTAAATCTACCACTATGAAATCTATATCTTGAATTATTTTCATCAATACCACATTCCATTAATATTTTACCACAAAATTCTCTTTCGGGTTCTTCTAAATTTATTCCAAATTCTTTTTCTGATTCATTTTCCCACCAACCACTATTTCTTCCATAAAAATAAATAGTTAGTGCTATTATAACTATAATAATTACAATAACTATAATAAATCCAGATTTTGCATTATCTATTTCCATTTTTTGAGTAGCATAGGATATTTTTGAATTATCCATATATATATTATATATATATATAATATATGAATAATAAAACTGGTGGCAAATTAATTGGTACGGGTTCTAGTTCTTGTGTATTTAGACCCAATTTACCATGTAAAAATAAAAAAGTAGAAATAAGTAAAGATTTAATATCTAAATTATTTTTAAGAAAACCTGAAAATTTAGAAGAAGAAATTAAGTTTAATGAAATTATTGATAAATTAAAAAATTCAGATATATTTGCAATAACTATGTCTAAATTATGTATGTCTGAAAATTATGAAGATATTAAAAAATATGAACCAGATATTGATAAATGCTTGAAAGATAATGGATATAGTAATTTATCCAATAAAGATATGTTATATGGTCAATATGGTGGTGTTAGTATGGAAACAAGAGTAAATGAATTATTTACTAAAGATGTCTTTAATAATCCAGAAACTATTAAAAAAACTATGAATATATTTATGAAAGAATGTTATTCTTTATTTTATGGATTATCTATTATGTATCTAAATAATATATTACAATTTGATATAAAACCAGATAATATTGTATATCATGATGGAAAATTTAAATTTATAGATTTTGGAATATCAACTACATTTTCAGATATTGGAAAAATTAAAAGTAGGGCATTAGATGAATTTTCAACTGATAGAATATATATATATTATCCATTTGAATTAATTTATGCTTTTCCAAATACTATTCAATTATATATGGAAAAAATAAATTATAGAGATAATTATAATTATGTAAAAGATATACATGATATTTTATTTTATAGAAATTTCGATGAATCTACACAAGATATACTAGATTTATCCATTGATGGTAAATTAAATGATAAAATAATTTCTCAAAGATTAGATATATATAGTTTAGGTATTACAATATCTCAATTAATATTAGAAAAAATAATACAATTTAATAAAGATTTACAAAAAAATCAAATGATAGATAAAATTCAAGATATTTTTTGTGATAATAGTATGTATCCATATACTGAATTATTATATAAAATGACAGAACCATTATCTAATAATAGAATTACACCAATTATGGCTTTATCTGAGTTAAAAGAAATATTAAACTATAATCCTTCATATGAAAAACAATCTAAAAAAACAATTAAAAAGAAGTCTCGCTAATTAATTTGAAAAAAGTTAATAAACTTTATCAACTAAACAAAACTAATTACAACTATTTCGAATACTAATAAACTCTTAAACTCTTAAACTCTTAAACTTCAAAAAGAACAGTTTAATAATGGGAGGTGGAATGTCAACTCAAAAAACAAACTTCATCACACAAACTCAAAAGTTTTACACAAACAAAACTCAAGCTTATTGTGTTGATCTTTGGCAAAAGGGTGAAAATGATACAATGATTTTCGATGTTAATCAAGTTCCGAAAGGTGTTCTACCTTTTGGTCATGATTTTGCTGGTATGCCAGTATTTCAAGGACATGTCCAAGATGGATGGGATCTTGTCAAAGTTAAGACTCCAGATTGTGGTGGAACTCTGATTACTACGACAGAAGGATCTCATGCTGTTATGGCATTCATGCCTGCTGGATTTCGAGATGGACCAACTCCAAACAAGATCAATCCTTTCCGTGAAGAAATTGGTAACCCCATTGGAGATAAACCTGAAAAGTGTGCTTCAAGTCTTTGTCATGTTGTGACTACACCAGTTTCTATTCGTCGATACAATATTATTACATGCACTGAAGAAGATATTGATCTACTAAGAGAAATGGATCGTGTGGGTCGTCTAGCATGTCTAGCACTTCGTGATGGACCAGATGATATGGTTGGATCTCTTCGTTGGCATCTAAAGCAAGATTCTACTATTACACTAAAAGATGGAACAGTTGTTAATACCAAACTTCTAAGTTCAGATTTCGATGATTCAACTGTATTTGATAAGTGTCAACAGGAAGGTATTGCTGCTATTAATCATCTATTTGAAGAATCAATGGTAACTTCATTTCATATTGGTGAATCAGCATCAGTTGGATATATTCATAGTCATACACGACCCACTTGCTTTGATACTTCTGCTCGGGTAGTAATGGATCAAATGGCAGAACAATCTGGATATATCAAGGAAACTAGCCTTGCTGATTGTATTGAATTTCTACAATCAGAAGAATTTGAAGAAATGAAAGTTAACATTAATGAAGAAGAAGATGGTGTTGATGATGAAGAAATTCAAAAGACTGTATCAGAACTTCGTGTAACTGAGAGTGATGATGAAGATGATGGTAATTCTCTCAGTCGTCAAAGTTCTACTCTAACTAGACAAGATTCCCGTCGCTAAATTAAAAAAATAAATGTGTAAAATAAATGTGTAAAATAAATGTGTAAAAAAAAACTAAATATGTAAAATATTTTTTTTATTTTTTTTAATATTTTGTTATATATCAAATAACTTAAATAATTTGAAATTAATATGATATTTAATATCAAAATATAATTAAACATGGGTAAAAGGTCTAGAAACTTTAAACTGAATAACAATAAGAAACATAAAGAAAAAGTACATATAAAAAAAGTAGATGGTAGAATTATTGGGTGGATTGGGAATGAAAATCCAATTGTTGGAAGTGAAGCTATGTCAATGAATGAATTTAGAGAAAATGATATTTCACCAATAATTATTAATCATAATAAAAGAATACTATATGCTAGATGTGCTCTCAATAAATTTCCAAAATATAAAGATGATAATAATATTATTTGGGGGAATGAAACACCTAGATCATTGATACATGTATTGCCACAATATGTTAATATTTAAAATTAATTAGAATAATATTATAAAATGAAACTTGAATTTATATCTAATAATTCATATTATCGACATGTTCTCGAAAATATATATAAATTAGGTAAAGATAAAATAAATAATTTTGTATATTTAGAAGAAATAAATTTAAGATCATATTCATATAGAAATATATATATAGATGATAAAGAAAAAGTATTGATACCAGGTGAAATAGATATAGAAATTGAATTTGAGAATGAAACAATTAGATGCAAACATTATCATATAAAAGACAATAAAGATAATATACAAAAATTAGTATTAGTAAATGATTGTTGTGCTGGACCAAAGGGACAAATTATTTTTTGGAAATTAGAATTAATTCATGAAAATAAAGATGTTTTAACAAAGTTTGTAGATAACTCTAGAGATTTAGTTAGAAATAGATTAAAAAAATATAAAGAAAAATCAAATGAAACAGTAAGAGTATATTATTTTAAAGATTATTGGTATTTATTTTCAAAAATACCTAAAAGACCAATTGAAACATTATATTTAAAAGAAGGTCAACTAGATAAAATAATAAATAATATTACAGATTTTTTTTCAGAAAATGAAAGAAATGATTATTTATCATTTGGAATGCCGTATAAAAATATCACATTTTTATATGGTGTTCCAGGATCAGGTAAAACATCAACGATTAATACAATAGCATCTCATTTTAATTGTGATGTATATATGCTACCATTATCAACTGATATGGATGATTCACATCTAGTTGATGCTTTTAGTAATGTAAATTCAGAATGTTCTGAAAGAGGTAAAGAAGATAATAGAAAAGTTATTGTAATTGAAGATATTGATTGTATATTTAATGATAGAAAAAAAGGAGATTCAAATAAAAATGGAATAACTTTACAAGGACTATTAAATTGTATGGATGGATTTACTTGTATAGAAGGTGCTTTATTATTTATTACTGCTAATAATCCAGAAACATTAGATAATGCAGTTGTTAGATCAAGTAGAGTTGATTTTAAATTAGAATTAGGTTATGCTGATAAATATCAAACAGAAAATATGTATAATAGATTTTTACCTAAACAAAAAAATAATTTTAATAAATTTTATAATAGTATTAAGCATGATAAATATACAACTGCTATGTTACAAGAACTATTATTCTTTAATAGAAAATGTGAAAATATTTTGGATAAATTAAGTGACTTTAAAAAAATAATTGAAAAAAATAATCCTGAAAAATTATGTAATGAAAAAGATATTGTTAGTCATTATATGTAAAATATAATAATAATATTAATAATAATGTTTTATAATTTATATCAATTATGGCAAATTTATAAAATAATACTTCATTTACATGGATTTTATGTAGCATATTCATTTTTATGTTGGACACTTACATCTAGTTACTATTATTGTAGTTTTATTTTTTCTTATTTTATAATAATAAATCCAAATGAAATAAAACAAATAGAAGATAAAAAAGATGATAAAATAGATGATAAAATATTAGATAAAATATTAGATAAAATTGATTAATTATCTATTTAAATTTAAATATGATGTAAATATATTCCAAATATCTAAATAATAGTCTAATGCTGCATCAACACATTTATTATCATTATATTTTAATAATATATTATTTGTATCATATATAATATATACTGAAAATAAAATAATTATAAATATTGATATATATTTATTCCATTTATCTTTATCTTCACTATTATCAAATATATTAAATATAGATACAGTAATTATAATTAATAATAATATAAGTAATATTATTCCCATCCATGATATATCTATTCCATATAGTCCTATAATTAAACCAAAAATAAATATTATTATAAAGTTAATTAATGTGGATATTATTGATTTTTTTATTATGTCTTTATTTTCAATACTATCAAAAGTATATGATAATAATAAACCAACAATAATACTAAAAATTCCAAATAATATTTGTTTTAATATAAATGATTCTGTATATTGTATAATTATGGTAATGATAATTAATCCAACTATTAATAATATAAATAATATTGTATTATTATTATCTATAATATTAATTTTATCATTTATTGTTATAGTAGAATATGTTATAAATAGTTGAAATAATAATGTTATAAATATACATTGAAATAGTTTACTTTTTTTTTTTAATAATATTGATAAATTTTTCATATTATAATTTACTTATATAAAAAATTTTTTTTGTTAATTTTTTTTCAAAATTATCATAAATAGTTTCCAAATCTTTTAATATTAAATTATAATCATTATTATTTGATTTGAATATTAAATTTTCGTTTTTAATATAATTATCTAAATTATTGCATAGTAAATCAAATAACATTAATAATAATTTTCTTTGATTTAATAATTCAATATTCATTATAAAATTATATATTTAAAATATATATTTTTAACTTAAAAATCCACTTAAATTTAGATCTACGGATTCACCCATACCAGGAACAGGTTGTCTTCCATTAAATGGTTGTTTTTTAACTTCAAAACTATTATCATTATTAATAATTAATACTTGAATTTGTCTATATTTATTATCTCCACACATATCATGTTTACCAAATGCTCTAGACATTCCAACATCTATTCTCCACAATCTGTTATTATATAAGGAATTTAAATATCTATCATGCATATATTGTGGTGTATGAGCAATAACCATACCTTTAATTGGCATTAATTTTTTATTTCTTTTATTTAATATATTTAATAAATGATTAAATCCTTGTTCTGTATTTTCTCCTTCTTCATCTTCTTCCGCAAATAATCTACACCAAAATGGAGATAAATCGTCATCTTGTCTAAAAATTTCATCAAATAATTCTTCTTCATTTTCATTAGTTTTATTTAATAACCATTTTTGAACTAATACATTTATTTCTTGAATTGTTAATTTTTGAGATAAAGAATGACTAAATCCTCCATGAACAAATAACCAACTACCAACTATAACTATGCTTTTTTTATGAGTAGCATAATATGTAGCTAAAGATCCACCTCTTTCAAATGCCTTTGCTCTATGATAATAACCCAATGGTAAACCATCTTTAGTTTTTTGTGATATTCTATCTTTAACAGGAACAAATTCTAGAAATTCTTGAGGAGAAACATATCTAAAATCTCTATCAACATTCATTAATTCATGATTTCCCAATAAAGTAATAACACGACCACCATATTTTTTTGCTTTATCATCTAATATTTTAAATAATTTAATAATCAACATATTATTACCTTCATCTTCAACTACGTCATCTAAATTTTCAATACAATCTTTATCCCAATTATCTGGTCTACATCTATCAATTTGATCACCTGTTTGAACAATCCATGTTGATCCTCCAATCCATTCAATTTTATTAATATCAAAATTATATGGATGTATATCTTTATCAATAACTCCTGCTAATTTTAAACTTATTAATGTAACTTTTAAATCTCCATGAACATCTCCAATAGCAACTAATCTCTTTTGAGCAGGATATATACCATGTTTATCATAAATTGGCATTTTTTTATTAAGTTCATCAATTATTTCTTTTTGACCTTGATATTGATTTTGTTTTAATTCATGATCTATTTGTGCTTGTTTTTTTTCATCATTTGTTGTGGGTTGAGACATTCTTCTATCTCTAATATGTTTAACATCTGATGTTGGAATATTATCACGTTTAGTTACTGTACTATTAGCAGATGACATTCTTCTTTGTCGATTTGTTCTATTAATATTAACACTTTTAATATCTGAATTATTTTCTTTTTTTTTCATTTTTTCTATAAAAAATTGTTTAACTAATTTTATTGCATTGTCTCTGGATAAAGATCCATTATGTTTTATATTATATTTTTTTATTATTTTGATTAAATTTTCATTTGATAAACTATTAATATCTTCTAATTTCATATTAATTTATATTTTATAATTTATATATAAATTAAACATAGAATATTTTTAAATATTATATATTAATATATATATATATATTAATGTATGATAAGAAAACATTAATTTGCATTTTTATTTTATCTATATTTGTAATCATAATCATTGATATTTTAATTGATTGTAATAAAGATAAATATGAATATTTAGAAAATAATGAAATAAATAGTAGTGGAACAAATAGCAGTGGAACAAATAGCAGTGGAACAAATTGGTTAACCGATGATGAAATAATTGAATTAGCTGAAGAATGTAATTGGAGTTGTGGAAGAATAAGAACAGATTTTTCTACAAATGGTAAAGCTGAATGTTATCCAGATAAAAATGGTAAGTATAGTTCATATCAAGAATGTATAAATACAGGATGCGAATCACATATAAATGATTGTGTTTTAAATAACGCAACTGAATGGGTTGATAGTTGTTTACCAATATCAAATAAAGAAAATTGTAATAATAGTTACTATTATGAAAATATAATGAATGAGAATAATATTAATATAAATTCACAAAGATGTAGATGGAATGAAGATGAACAATCATGTACTGAATCTAATAACGGAACAGATATATTATATAATAAATGCAATTTACCTAAATGTCAAAAATATTTTAAATTATTAGTTGATAATAATGATAATAATAATTATACAAGTTGTATTAATGATGATCCAGAACAAGAATGTGGACAAGTTGTAGATCAAAATAATGAAATTATTAAATTTTCTGGAATTAATGTTAACAATTATTTAGTAAATTGTAATATTGATGATAGAGAATATGAAAATATGAATTTGAATCAAGAAGAATTAATTAAAAAAACAATGAATAATAATGAAAATATATGCAATAAAGATGATATAAATGATATAGATATAAGTAAACAAATATGTGAACCAATTGAATGTGAAGTTGGATTAGAAGTAACAGAGAGTTGTTCGGAAATTACTGCTGATAAATGTGAAAATTTTGGAGAAAAATTTTCAATTGGATCTACCCAAGTAAGTGTTTATGGAAAAAATAGAATCAGTATTGATAATGAAACAATAACAGAATGGGATACAATGGAAAATAATTATGTTATTCCATGTAGATTGGCATCAACCAATGATACACTTAATCAATGTATGGGATCTGATCCAGATTCAAATGGATTAGTCCCAATTTGTCAAATGCCAAATAAGTGTAAAAATAAAGATTGTGGACAAAATGGAGTTGGAATAGGTGGAACAATACAAAGAGGATATTGTGATAATAATACAGGTGAATGTATATGTGATACAGCTTCAGGATATTCTGGTGATAATTGTGAATTAATGCTTGGTAAACCAGAAGTTAGATGTGTACCAGAAGGTGGTACATGTGCAGTATATGATAATGAAGGTAATAGAGATGGTCGATGGTGGGATACCACGGGTGGATGGGGTTGTTGTAAATCAGGTGATATAGGACCTGATACAAATATAGAAAATATGGCTATATATGGGAAAAATGTAACATATGATTTTGAAGCATACGAACTAGGTATTAAACCTACTACAGGAAAAACAGAAAATTATTTAAATGATCCCGATTCAAATGATGATATTATAATTAGACCTAGTAAAAAATTTAATACATATAATAGTGTTTTTTGGAATGATACTGAACCAATTATAGCTTCGGAAACATCTGTTATTGCTATACCACAAGAAACAATTGATAGTGTAGAAGATAATAATGGTGAAATTGTAGAGGGTCGATTAGATTATATAGATAATAATAAAGAAATATATAAAGAATATGTTGATGGAAATCCAGAAGATTTTGAATTTTTTGGGTGGGGTGACTCAATTGGACTTAATAAAAAATCTAATGAAAGGACACTTGTACCAAAAGAAGCATTATTTTGTGGACACAATGATGTTTCACCAAATAAAACAAATCAATATAGAACATGCAAAAAATGTTCAGATATGAAAATAAATGATACACCATATGCTAGTTTAGCCAAAGGCAGTAACGAACAAAATGAAATGTTAAATTGGGCAATAAATGAATGTTCTAAAACTTATCCAAGAGAAAAACAATCTATTTGGCCTGATCCCGGATTAGGTAGAACATCATATGATTCTTATGAATTATGTGTTAAACAAGGGGATCCTGTTTCTAGATGTACAGTAAATCCAGGTGGTGATTGGAATGGAAATGAAATAAGAGTAGGTGCATGTCAGGCAGCAATGGGTAATAATAATAATTTAGGATCTAATATAAAAGATCAAGGTGCTATTAAGTTATATGATAATGGTTGTAGATCTAGATAAATTTACTTAAAAACATAACTAATAGTATATATACATTAAAAAAATAAATATGGCAAACTTAGTTTGGCAAACAATTGATAATGATAATTTCAATGTATTTATTAGAGATTTAGGTGAAGATCTAAACTCAAATTTTAAACATATAATTGAGGATTCAATTAAAAATAATAATACAAAAATTGAAAATACAATTCATAAAAAACAAAAAAATAAAAAAGTAATAAAAAAAGCAGATTTAATTCGAATAGAACAAAATAAAAATAAAATATTAAAAGAAGAAAGAGAAGATGAAAAAAAAATAAATTTTTATTTAAATAATTTAATTATTAAAGACATCTTTAATAATTTAAAAAATATTAAAAGCGATAAAGGTATTTTAAATTATAAATTTAAATTACTAGATAGGTTATGGAATGATAAAAAAATAAGGAAAAATAATATGGAAAATATAATGGGTTTATATTTTCAATTAATAAATGTTGAAATTACTGATGTAAATAATAAAATAATAATTGATAAAATATCTAAAAAATTAAATGAATATGATTTAAAATTATATATATTAAAATCAATGGGGCATTTATTGCCACCATTAAATATCTGGGAAAAAAAAGAAAATAAATTAGAAAATTGGCAATTAGAGACATTTAAAAACATGAAAAAAAAAATTTCAGTTTTAGTAAGAGCACCAACATCATCTGGTAAATCTTTTATTGGAATGGGAGCAGCAGTTATTCATAATGTTATAGCATATATATGCCCGGCTGATCCTGTTGTATATCAAGTTGGTGCTCATTTTACTAAAATGGGTTATAAAGTTCATTATTTATGCAATAATTTAGAATATAATTCATTTACAGATAAAATAAATGTATTTTTAGGAACACCTGAAATATTTGAAAAAATGTTATATAAAATAAATATTAAATTTGATTATGCAGTATTTGATGAAATACATGGATTAAATAAAATAGATGATGGAAATATATATGAAAATTTAATAAAATTAATCGATTGTCCTTTTATTGCTTTATCTGCAACTATTAAAAATATTGAAAAATTACATAATATATTCAAAAGTATAAATCCAAATAAAGAAATAAAATTAATAGAATATAATAAAAGATTTATAAATCAACAAAGATGGTTATGGAAAAATAATAAATTAGTAGAATTACATCCATTAGCATCAATAAATATAGAAGATATAAATAATAATAAATTGATAGAATATAATTTACCATTTTCTCCAAAAGATTTAGCTGTTTTATGGGAAAAAATAGAAGAAGAATTTGAAGATTTATGTGATGATGATGATGATTTATATGATAAAATTAATAATTTATCACCTGATAAATATTTTTCTAATATACATAATAATGATATTTTAACATTAGATCAATCAAAAGATTATGAAATATTTTTAAAAGAAAACTTACAATTATTAAATAATGATTATTCAAAAAATATTTGTAATATTTTGGATAATTTTTCAATGGATTTTAATATAAAACAAAATAATGATGATATTATTGATTTTTTATTAGATTCTAAAAAAAATAAGATGTTTCCAATGTTATTATTTAATACTGAATTAAATAATTGTATACAACTATTTAATAATATACATACTAAATTAATAGAAGCAGAAAATTATAATTATCCATATCATTATGATATATTAAATAAAAAAAATGATTTATATAAAAATTATTTAGATAAATTAGAATTATTTAAATCTAAAATTAAAATTAATAAATCAAGTAAAGATCCAATATCAGATATTGAAAATAAAGTAGAACAATTTAATCAAACAGAAAAATTCAACTATTCATTACAAATTCAAGAATATTATGAATTATTATTAGATAAACTTAAAAAAAAATATGGTATATATTCTGATAAAAAACAACCATATATTAATCTTAAAAAAGAATATAATAATTTTATATTAAATCCAGATTTTTGTTCACAAAATATATTTAAAAAACATCCAGATTATTGTTTTACTCACAAAGAACCTATGAGTGATAATAAAATTAGAGAAATTAGAAAAAATATTAGAAAAACTCTTGGAATTAAATTAGAATATACTCATCCTTTAATGCAGTTATTAAAAAGAGGAATTGGTATATATATTGATGGAATGCCAAATGAATATAATTGGATTGTTCAAAAGTTATTATCAAGTAAAGAAATTGGTATTGTAATATCAGATAGAACATTATGTTTAGGTATAGATTGTCCTGTATTAACTTCATGTATTATTGGTATGAATAATAGTAAATTCACAAAAGATGATTATTTACAAATGAGTGGAAGAGCAGGAAGACGTGGTCATGATATAAAAGGTAATATAGTATTTTATAATATAGATTATAAAGAAATTATGAGAGGAGAATTACCTGAAATTATTGGATCAAGTAAAAGTATTAATACTAATTATGATATATTAAAACATTTAACTAATAAATATGATTTTAATAAATTATACAAAAATATGATAAATAAAAATAGGAATATTATTGATAATAATGTAAAATTAAATGATGACAAATTTAATAAACTATTATGGGTATTAAGAAAAGAAAAAAATGCAGTAGAATTTATAAATAAAATAAGTAAAATTGAAAGAGAATTATTTTTAGATAAAAATATACATGATAAACAAATTAAGATATTAAATATTTTCAAACTTTTTTTATTTAATGACGAAAGTTTAATAATTGAAATATATAAAAATAATAAAATTGATAATAATATTTTAGAAAATGTTTCTATATTAAAAAAATATATTAATAATATTATTTTAGTATATAATTGTTTAAATCATAAAAAATATATGATATTATGTAAAGAATTAAAAAATATATATGATAATTTAAAATATATTATTGTTAATTACAGTGGTATTAATTATTTTATTAATGAATAAATTTATTTTACATAACAATTATTACATAAACAATAACCATTATTTATTGTATAAGGATTACAACAATTTAGACAATAACTTAAATGTTCTATAGTTCCATCTGGCATTTCTATTGAACAATTTTTACCTTTACATTTACCACCAATATGACAATGGAAAAAGTTATCACACCCACCACAATTTATTTGTAATTCATTAGAACCTAAATTGAATTTTTTATTACAATGTCCACATGGTATTATTTCTTTTATAAATTTGTCGTGAAATTCTTCTTTTTGTTTAATAACAATAGAATGTTCTCGTTTAATATTTTCATGGTGATTCTTTCTTTCAATATTTGTTTTTTTATTATTATTTTCTTTAAGTGGTATTATTTTATTTTTTTTATATTTTTGACGAGTATTTTTCTTTTTATATTTACCGAAACACATATTATATTTTAATAAAAAAATAATTTAAAAGTCAAATTATTTAACGATTATGTTAAAATAAAAATATATATAATATTATAATATGAAAATTCAAAGAGTTGGTTCTAGAGCAGCAGTATTTCATGGAAATGCCGTAATGACAACTGGTAGATTAAGAAAAAAAGATTTAATGAAAAATAAACATGGTAGAATTGTTTCTGCTAAAAAACATAGAACTGCTAAAAAAGATAAACGTCTAGTTAAAGCTGGATACAAAACAGAAAAAGGTAAATTTGGTGCTAAAAAAACTATGAAAAAAGGAGGTGCATCTTTAGATTTGGGAATTGCTGAAGCTAAAGTTGGTAAAAATAGTGGCGTTAGAGTAGGTACCAAAAAACATAATATTCAAGCAAATGTTGGGGTTGATGGTATAAATGCAAATGCTTTAAATTTAGCTTCTGCATCTTTAGATAAAAAAGGTCTAAAAGGACATATTGGACATAAAAAACTTTTAAAAGCAAAAGCATCATTAGGTAGAAAAGGATTAAAAGGTAGTATAGGCAATAAAAAAATTTTAAATGCCGATGCTTCTGCTAATTTAAGTGGAATTGATATTGGAGCTGATCATATGTTAGGGAGAACAGGTGTTAGACTTGGTTCTAAAAGTAAAAAAGGAAAAAAAAGTAAAAAAGGGAAAAAAAGTAAAAGAGCATTAAAAGTTGGACCATTAGAAGCTCGTGTTACAGGTGGTGGAACTAAAAAAAGGTAATCGTAGAAAATCTGCTAAAAATCTGGATTACGTTTAGCATATGATGGTGGTAAAAAAAGGTATTTTTATTAAATAAAAAAATGAAAATTAATATATATACCATAATATAAATGGATAAAGAAATTGGTAGTAGCGTAAATTCACTTTTAAAAACAGATAAATGTTCACCATTAGTTGTTTATATTGTATTTGCTATTATAGCAGGTGTTACACTATATAATAATTATAATATTTCCCAAAAATTTAAAAGTGTGAAAGTTAATAATATTTTAACTATGCACATGTGGTATGAAATATCATTTATTGTTATTTTAGGTGTTCTTTTATATGGCCTTTGTTCCTATAATCATGAAAATTTAGCATGGACTGTATTATTTGCCCCGTTAGTTATTTATATTATAAAATTAGCATATGTATTTAGTAGTGTTTCAAGTATTATGAAAAATGTTCCAGATGAATCAATGCCTAGAAAAGAAAATACACAAGAAACTCAAATTACTAGTTTAGTATCTCAAGTTAATGAACCACCTCTTAATCCAACACAAGCATATGAACAAAAACAAGCAAGTATGAATCCACCATTAGCATCCAACAATAATATTCCATCTGGATTTAATTTTTAATTTTTTATTTAAGAATAATATTTAATATAGTATTATGAGCATATTATCTTTTGATATTGGCATAAAGAATTTAGCTTTTTGTCAACTAACTGAAAATAAAAAAATACAAGATTGGGGTATTATAAATATTTCTTGTGATTGTTTATGTGAACATAAAAATACTAAAGGTAATTCATGCGATAAATCAGCAACATATACTACAACTTGGTTAGATAATGATATAAAATTATGTACAAATCATTCTAAATTAAAACAATATAAACCACCTGATAAAAAAAAATTAAAAAAAATTAAAACAAACAATTCAATATTAAATGTAGGTAAAAAAATGATTGAAAAATTAAATGAATATCCTGATTTTTTAAATTGTAGAGAAGTTATAGTTGAGAATCAACCATCATTAAAAAATCCAACAATGAAATCAATTCAAATGATGGTTTATACTTATTTTTTAATAAATGGTGTTTCTAATGAAAACTCTAATATAAATAATTTAGAAATGATAAATGCTCGCAATAAATTAAAAGTTTATAATGGTCCTCCAATAGAGTGTAAATATAAAGAAACATATAAACGTAATAAATACTTAGCTGTAAAATATTGTGAAATAATGATAAAAGAAGAAAAAGAAAACTTTATACAATTATATAATTCTTCTAAGAAAAAAGATGACTTGTCTGATAGTTATTTACAAGGTATTTATTGGTTAAATAAATAATAAGTAAATTATATATATTATATATATATATATATATATGAAAAGAAATAATCTTGAACTTTTTACAAATGCATCAAATGTTAATTGTAATTCATTATCAGAAATAGATCATTGTTTTGATATCGATGAAACTGATAATTGTGGAAATTCATTTATGGAAATAGCAGAAAATAATTCATTTGCTTGTAAATGGAATTCTGGTAGCAATAATGGAACAATTAAATCTAGATGTGAACCTAATTTTTCAGAAAAATGTATTAAAAATACCAGTAATACTAAATCTAATCCTATAAAAGGTAAAGATCCAGATAAAGATCCAGATGAAGATCCAGATGGAGATCCAGATGGAGAAAAAAGTGGTAATTATACTGTAATTATTATAATCGTTATAATCGTTATTATTTGTGGTGGTTTATTTTATATGATGAATAGTTCAAGTAAATCTAGTTCAAAATTAATTAAAAATAAAGCACCTAAATTTAAATCGAATGATTTAAATTTAGATACTACTTTTAAAAAATAACTGCGTTAAAATATAAATAAATATTTATATTAAAGAGTAATTATAAAATAATATATAAATGAGTTATCACAATAGTTTATTATTGAATAAATTAAAATCTTTTTATGTTGATGAAAATTTAAATAATTTTTTAGATTATATTAAATATAATAAAATATCTTTAAGAGTAATAGATTGGTTTGTTACAAATTATTCTAAAAAAAATGATGTTATTTATATGATTTATGAATCTGATAATGGAAATCATACAATTGAACATGCAGAAAATTATCCTCATAAATCATTTAATGTATATCATTCATATAAATCTCAATTAAAATCTTATTCAAAGAAAAATTTTGATCCATTTTGTAGAAGAAATAAAATTAATTTTGAATATAAAAATAATAAAAATGAAATGAATTCTATTATGACTACATTGGGTCAATTGAATTTTTTTAGATGGGCAATTAATAATAAATTAATTGATTTTATTAAAAAAAATCATAAAGAAATAGAAAATGATATGAATAGTTCAATTAAAGTTATAAATAAATCAAAAAATATAGAAAATTATAGAAAAAAAAGACAAGAACTATCTTTATCTGCTTCCAGGGGTTTAAATAAACATCATGGTAAAATAATTATTACATTTGATTAAATAATACTATTCCATTTTTTTTTATAATTATTTCTTAAATTGTTATATTTATTTTTAAATATTTACTTTTTTTTTATTATAACATTGATTTACTAAACTATCTACTCCTTTAATTATTTGATCGGGTAATTCATCTCCATTCCATTGATTCCATTTATTAATATAATTACTAGATAGTGCAATATCTGGAATTGATTCACATATTAATTCTTTATTATTTCCTTTATTTTTAGATTTATATAGCGCCCAAGCTCCCAAACACATACAATGATTATTTCCAATTCTATTTTTAGACCAATTTCCTTGATTAGTAATTTTAGAGATATTACTAGTTTCATTATT